AACTATCCTGGTAGATGAGAAAGGCTTGGTCCTGTACCGCACCCCCTGAAATTTTGATGCGGTATAGATCCTTTTAGCACCTGGCAGAGGGCAGGTTAATCTACTAACCCTCTATCTTTTTACCTGCTTTTAGGTCAGCTAATGTAAGACCGCCAGTAAATTGGAAATGAGCCATTTCACGAAAACTGCCTTTCCAATTTCCTGCCCATTCAAGCCCAATACTCTCTCCTATCTCTGCTACTTTTTTCCAAACTGGGTGAGATCCATCCCAGTCGGGTTTCCCAGAGACAAGCGGTACGACATCCAGAGCACAACGATAATTGTGAAAAGATTCACCACCTTTAGCATTAGTGACAATCTTTCCATCTTTAGTGCGTCCTTGAGCATAGAGTTCATTTTGCGACTCAATATCTCTATAAGTGCTTGTAACCAATAGATCAATATCATTTTGCTTACAGGTTTCAATAAAGGCTTCAGCTTTACTTTTAACCACAGGAAGTAGTTCATTTAAATCTCTAGAATTAATCATTTCTTCACCTTATCAGCAATCTTCTCAAATGTACGTCCACCAAAGTAGAAACTCATCACTACCATACCCCAGTTACCTAATAGCTCAACATATGATCCTCTAGTTTCATAGTTAAACATAGAAGCAATAGCAAACCCTGTATATGCCATTAAAAGGAATATAAGGACCATAGGACGAATATTCTTAGACAACCATGAATCACTAGCCATGTCTGCTTGTAAACGCTTAGTAAGCTCTTCTTGCTCCGTCATATCAGCTTGTAACTGGGCTAACTCACCCGTCTGTTGCATCTTAGCCAATTCCATCTGAGCCTGAGCTTTTGCCTGTGGATCAGGAATTAACTTGTCAATTAACTTATTGCCGATTCCCAGTAGTGCATCTAAACCAAACATATCATTCTCCTAGTTGCAGTATCTTGGTAGATACCCAGTTTGCCTAAACATTTTGTAACACTCAACCTCTTTACCATCATTCATAAAGTTCTTTTTAAACTCTATATACCAACCTTCATCTTCTCTTCTGTTTAAATAGTCTTGCCTGATGTAAAACATTAAACCAAATATAGTTAACAGTACTGCAAAGATTGACGTACCGATAGCAATTCTGTAATGCAAGACATCAAGTTGTTTTTGCCTGTCTCTAGCATCCTTGATATCCTTTTTTTTTGAGCAATATCAAATTTAGCTTTGTCAGCTAATAACTTATTACGTTCTGCCTGAAACTCATCCCACATAGCACCCAACTCTTTAGGTGTCTCATAGATTAAAGTTTGCCTGAGATCGTATTCTGCCTGTTGTAATTGCTTTCTAGCAAGTACATTCTCCAAGGCTTGAGTTTGAATAGATTTACCCTTGGGAGGGTTTTTTTCTCTTTCTTTTAATTCTTTATGGGCTTTTTCACTATGCTCAAAGAATGATCCCAACCCTTGAGATATCTCCTGCATAACCCCAAAAGCCTCTTTGCCTGTATTCTTAAACTCTTTATACATAGCAACACCCTGCTTAACCGCAGAGAGTACTGCTAAACAGGCAGTAATTGGTTCCATTACCTCTTCCAGAACTGTATAAATGCAGTCAGCGCAGTAAAGAACCCTACAACAATAATAATAGGCTTGGCTACATTGGCTATCCATCCAAGCACTTTAAACGCACCCTGGACGTTATTAAACGCTTCTACCATACCTTTAGTATTGATATCAATGTCATCAACCTTGGCTTCTAAAGAAACCAACCTTTCGTATATTTGTTCGTGGGTTACGTTTTCCATGTTATTTAGCCTTTTCTAGCTCTCGCTTAAGTTCTTTAATTCTTTCAGGATTCTTTTCTGTTGCAAGTTGTTGATTAATTTCTTTGCGATAAACAGGATTACTTGCTTTTGTAAATATTGCTCTCATTGCAGGACTTAATTCTTCAGCTTTATTAGCCTTCCCTAAATCTTGTGTTCCTGTAGCCTCACCCATAGCTTCATTGGCTTTTTTCATGGATTCTTGAAAAGGATTTCCATATCTATTAACCATATAAGCACCAAGACCACCTGCGCCAAGCATCCCAAGCATTGCGCCAATATGAGAAAAACCACCTTCTTTAGGATTTATATTTCCTTTAGCATATTGTTTTGCTTCAGACATATATTTAACCAAATCAGGATATTTTTCTGGATTTGCATTAATATGAGCTTCTATTTCATGTATTTTGGCAGGTGCTCCTCCTTGAGATTTCTCCATCTTACCGCCCAATACATTATGGAAAACATCTTCCCATGCTTTATCAAATTGTTCAGTAATGTGTGGATGCTCTTTTAAGTTTTCTGTTCCTGCCAATCTATTAGCTACTTGATTGTAGTATTTGTTAAATCGCATTTCTTCATTAGCAATTTGAGTTTCTTGCTTACTTCTTCTTGGAACTACTGCGCCTTTAACTTCTTTTTTAACTTGCTCAACACCACCTTGTGTAGGATTTTCGGCAGGATTAGTTAAATTACCTGACTCTTTTGTCGTATTTGTTTCAGCAGGAAATGCTGCATTAGGTGTAGCACTAGCACTTGTAGCCTCAACTTGAGTTAACCCTTGTCCTTCAGGATTATGTAATGGTGATGTACCTTCTCCACTTACAACTGGATTAGGTTCAGTAGTAGCAATAGGAGATGTTGGATTATTAGTTTCAACAGGTTTTAATTCTGTTTTAATTGTTTGTTGAGCTGGAGTCTCAGGCTTAGGAATTGTCGGCTCTGTTTTAATATTGTCTAAAGTATTAAATACTTCATTAGCCTTGTTTAATTCTTCTTTAGTTAACTCTTTGTGATCTTGCTCTAGATGATATTTATTTTCTTTTTTAGGTTCTTCAACTTTTTGAGTCTTTTCAACTTCAGCAGGTATACCTTGCTTACTTTCTGGGGGTGCTTTACCTTCCTCTTTGCCTTTGCCAAGCATTGAAGGTATTTTTGATAAACCATAACCTGCCAATAATGCAGCTCCAGTTCCAATAATTCCAGGCATAGCATTGCCAACCATGTTGCTTACTGCACCTGTGGTGTTATCTCCCATTTGTTGAATTTGTTGTTGGGATATTTGAGGTTGCGGAACATTTGGCATTTGCACAGAAGAAGGTGCTGCATTGGCAGGAGGAGCAACGGGAGCAATAACTTTAGGCATAGCAACACTTGCAATGGGCGCACTCGGGTTTAACAAGTTACCTTTTGCAGATACTGCGGGAGCTACTGTTCCGTAGCCAAACTCATTATCTGGCATTTACTTTCTCCCAAATATCATTGCCTTCAGAATCTTTACCTCTGTAGACTTTTACTTGCAAATTATTAGTAACAACAAATTCACCTTTTTGTGGCTCATGAGCTTTACCAGTTCTTGCCTCATCCATTAATGCGTTATATCTATTCTGTATACCTTTATAAACTTTAGAGTTTTCAAATTCAGAATTAAATTCATCAGGATTAATAGATTTACCACCAACTTCATGTACTTTAGTAGCCAAAAAATGTTGATATGCCGCATTTAATGCTTCATTTTTAATGCCTTGATATGATGCAAGTAATGCATTTTGGTGTCCTGAAAGTGCAGGATCTGTTCTGATCTCTTCAGTTACACCAGGGGTAACTATTTGATCTTTAGGTCTTGCAGCATATTGCTCTTTTAAGGATTGATCTAATAACAAATATCTTTGAAAGTTTTGATATTCTTTGTCAGATAAATTCTTTTGTAGTAAACCTTCAATTACAGATCTACTTTGTTGTTGGATTTGTAAAGCATTGGTTGCAGAATTACCCGTTGAATTAGATGCTTGATTGTTTTGTGAATTAGTAGCTTGGTTTGTATCACTTGCACCACTAGATGCACCAACATCACCACCAATACTAGGTCTAACAGATCCTGAAGTTTTAGGAGGAACACCACCGCCATTTATGCCACCACCAACTCCACCACTTAGTCCTGCATTTGTACCCGTAGTTGCACTTTTAGTATTTGATGCTGATGCATTGTTACTTTGTGAAGTTTCTGCATTTTGTGTATTGGTTTTACTAGCTTGAAAAGAAGCACTTGTTTGCCTTATAACTTCTTCTCTTTGTTTTGGAGTTAGCCTTGCAAATGCATCTAAAGGATTTTTTAGACCTAAAGCAAGAGTTGCCATCTCATTGTGAGTATTAGCTCTACCCGCAGATTGCTGACCATTTAATGATGCTTTCTTGTAGACATCATTAACCATCTGACTTTCTGTTTTTGCTATATTTCCAACATTTTCATATCCAGCAGTTCCTACAACACTTGTATCAATCTTTGATTTAAGTCCACCATTTTTTGCAACTTGATCGTATTCTTCAGGTGTTAATTCTTGTTTGGCATCTGCATTGCCTTTGTATATTTTTCCTGTTGCGGCTCTTAAATTATATTCTTTCCAATATTGATTGCCTTTTGCATCATATGCATCAACTGCATGAGTAGGACCGCCATTCCATGCAGTTAGAGCACCTTTGTAATCTCTAGCTAATATAGAAAGAATTAATGGTGCCCATTGTGTTTTGGTGTTAGGATTATCTTCTTGATCTAATTTATGTTTTTCTTGAACAACTTTAGCTGCAGCTAGATTATTTTCAGGAGTAGGATTATCTCTTACAGAATGTAATATATTTAACCCGTTATAAGCATTTGGATCTTTAGAATCTATTGCGGATTCATTTTCAGGATTGTTGTTTTGCTCTGTAAAGTATGGCATTATTTACCTCAACATAGTAGATACAACACTATCCAATGCAGGATTATTTCCAAAATCCATTACGCTTGGACTAGGTGTTAAACCAGATCCTGTTACTGAATATGGAGTTGTTGCAGGTGTTACAGTTGGTGGAGTACCTTTTTGTGCTTGAGACATAGAATTTAAAGCACCAGATAAATTACCACTCATCATTTGAGATCCTGCATTGCCAAGATTGCTCATTTTATTTGTTATTGGTTCTGCTGCCTTGCTTAACGCTTCAGACCAACTATCAGCAGTATTACCTGTTCTAGGTATTACTGGTTGCAATGTGTCAGTTGGAGCTATACCTGCATAGTTCATCCAATTGCCATATTCATTTTTAGATCCAACAAAACTAGCAGGATCAAATTGGTTATTAGACATTGTCATAATTTAAACCCTGAACCCTTGCTTGAACTGCCACCAGTAGTTCCTTGTGTTCCAGAATAATTTGGTGTTTGTGATGGAGCCCCAAATAGTAAACTTGCATACTGACCATAATTTGTTAATGGTGCAGATGCATATCCTAAAGTTGATCCAATAGTTCCAGGTGCTGCGCCTAAGTTAGCAGTACCCGCATTAAGTAACGCTTGTCCTGCACTTGCTCTACCCTGAGTGATTCCTGCCTCAGTTTGTGCTGCAATAGATCCAAGAGTTTGTTGATTAATGTTTTGCGTTTGTTGAGCTGCCAAAGCATCTCTAGCAGACCCAAGTTCACCTGCCCCTGCAAATCCTGCTTGTTGTGCTACATTGGCTCTTTGTGCCGCTTGTTCGGCAGGAGCTAATGCACCTTGAACTTGCTCTTGTTCATATTGCGGACTAAATAAATTACTTAACCCTTGTGTACCTTGTTGTAAAGCATTAGCACCAACATTGCCTTGTATATTACCTGCGGTATTAGCAGTATTTATAGCATTTTGTGCAGCTTGATTAACCTGCCCTGCTTGACCTTGATATGCCTGACCTGCGCCTTGTGTAACTCCAGAAAGCGTAGGTAAATAACTTTGCAGAAACTGGTTCTGTAAGTTAATAGTTTGTATTTGCTCAGGTGTTAGTTGAGCCTGAGTTGATTGACTACCTGATGACTTTCCTCCACCCATGATTAACCCTTCCCTTTGCCAGTTTGTTTTGGCTGATATGCTTGGTTATTGAATACTGGTTGAGTACTATTGCCTACTGTATTCATGTAATTGTTTGGTTGTCCCATTATAGGTTGTCCAGATGAAACTGTGTTAACCGCTTGACCAGGTTGACTAGGTTGCATAAGTTGACCTTGTTGGCTACCACCCTTACCCTGTGGCGCAACTCCTACAGGTGTTCCTGGAGGGTTTGCATCTTGTCCTGGTAAAGCAGAAGATGTTTTACCTCCTGACATTTGTGTTTGTTGTCCCATAGTTAACCTATTTGATATTGATATGAATTTGCATTAACAATAGTTGCAGATATTGATTGACCTAAATTTGTTCCAATTGAACTGTAATTGCTAAGATTAATGGTTGATGCAACTAAACTGTAGTTTCCTACCGCTAATTGGGTTGTGTTTTGGTTGAAGATGTTTTGATAGCTAAAAGGAGATCCTAGTTGAGAATAAAACAAACCAGGGCTAGTTAAGTAATATTGATAAGTAGCACCAACATGATAAAACTCTTGTAACAATGTGTAAGTACTTCCATTGTAAAGATACAGTCCCCAAGTAGCACTTATGGCATATGCAGATGTAGTTCCATTGTTTGTATTGAAATAAATTGATCCAGATGCCCCTAAAACAGTACTAGCTACCTTAGTAACAGTAAAGTTAAATAAGTTGTAATAAGCACCAACTGTTGGAAGGTTTAATAAAGAAGTAGCATTTGTACCTCCTAATACTAAACCATTTAAATAAACTCCTGTACCATCATCAATAATATTAGATGAGGTTGTTCCAAAAGCAAAAGTACCATTTGGATTAATTAAACCACCCGCACCACTACTTATAGTGTGATTAACAGAATCAATAACAGGAGGTGTAGTACCTGCATTAATCGTAGATGAGTTAACTGTTACTGCATTTAATGTACCCGCAGTAATGGTTCCAAGGTTTGCGTTTATTGCGCTTAAATTACCTACTTTCAGGGTTGCCAAATAAGGAGCACCCCAAAGTGTTAAACTATTTGCAGGATTAAATATTCCATCTATTTGATAGACATTTTGACCTGCAAGGTAAGAAGGAGGAGTTGCAACCCAATGCTCACTTCCACCCCAAGTATTATCTGGAGGAAATGTTGCATTTCCTGTGGTTGTAAAAGTTGTTGGAGTTCCTGCCAAACTTGTGGAAGTTAATGCATAAGCACTTCTACCCTGCAAATTTGTTGCAGTAGAAACTTGAGTTAAATCAATAGGAGTAGCAGTTATTGGATTTTGATATGCAGGAGTTGGCTGAGATGTAGCAACCAACAGATTTATTTGCAATCCACCAAATGTTTGATACCAAAGAAGATTACCTCCTGAAAAAGTACCATTTATTTGATACCAAACGTAATCAGCAGGGTTGGTTGAATAAACATTAGTATTTGTATTTCTCAACCCATAAAAACTATTAGTTGACAATGGAGTTGATGAAAAATTAGCAGACCCAGAACCATTATCTGCATAAGCAATATCTAAATATCTATAAAGATATGCAGTAGTTTGGCCATTGGTTGCAGTAGCAGTAGTATTGGTTGAGTTAACTATTCCTGTACCAAAATTAGGATTAAAGTTGGTATTAAGATTTGCAAGGATGTAGTTGATTGCTCCCGCCAAATCTTGCGAAGATGAGTTTGGCTGAACAAAGTAAGTCATTAGAATGCATCCTCAACAATCGTAGATAAGAATGTCATAGCAGTCATATTCCATACGCTTGTTGCATCATTAGAAGCAACTTTAAGAGCAACTGTTCTTACATCATTTTGTTGCGTAGTAACCCAAGGATTATCAGTAATGACAAAAACTGTTTCAGTCTCACCAAATACAGGAGTTTGACCAACAGAACTTGATCCACCCAAAGTAATGCTTATTACAGGGTTAACAGATGGATTTGTTGTACTAACTTCAGGAAATAACCTATGTACATACAATTTATGTGGATAGGAGATAGGATTACCTTCAGGGTCTAACAATGTCATGTTATCTCTTTGAAATAATGTCGATATGGCATTTCCTGAAAAAGATGTACCTTGACCTGTCTGAACCAGTTGTAAGCCTCCTACGCCTGTATTAGGAGCATAGACAACGCATCTAGATGATAAATTAAATGTTCCACCTGTTGTACCACCAGAATACACAGGAGCTTCTACTGCCATAGCAGAGTTGTTAATTGTCTTAGGAGGATTCCATACTTTAAGATCGTATCTGTAAGACAACATCTTATTGCAATACCCAGTAGATGTTAAATCAGGATAGTAAATCTCTACTTGATATTTTTTAGTATTGTTAACTACATGAACGTGTTGTATGTAGCTAGGGTTGAGGTTGGCATAAAAATAATTTTTTAACTTTTGATTGGCTAACGATACAAAGTTACTTCCATCAAATGCCCAAATATCTCTAGCATCAACCCCATAAACCACATCATCACCATTATCCCAACAGTTTTGATTAAGTAATCCTCTACCCCTTTTAAAAGGAGATATAGCAAATACAGGTGCGTTATAACTTTGGTAAGCTATTGGAGAAAAGATAACTGTATCCCAGTAGCTACAAACATAGAAATTAGGACCCAAAGGAAATCCATCAACTATTGGACCTCTAACAGGAATTTCTAATTCGTTAGCAGTATTGGTAAGAGTTGGTGCCCAGGTTGCAGGAACACCAGTATTAGCAAAAGACTGACTCCATCTTACTGAAGTAGGATAGTTCTTTGTTGTTGTTGAAGTGCTTTTGGTTAAGTTACCCGCAATAAGAATATTACCAATATTTGGAGAGGAATATTCTCTAACAAACGCTGCTTTGACAGATGTAATACCTAATGAACCTTCATAGTTCCAAACATAAGTATTAGGTGTTTGATCAGAATAAGCATTGTCATACAGACGTATTTGCGTATCTGAAGGCAATAAATACATTGGCGGGTTAATGCTATCGTTAATGATAAACACTTGCCCAATCCAAGAACCTGTTATTGATGGATTGGATGAATAACCTGTACCAACAAATGGTGATGGAGGAGTTATTGTAGAAATACCTGCGTTATCTAATTTGTACCAAATTCCTGCTGAAGTAGCAATGATATAGGTCCAACTATTGTTGAATCTAAAACCACCTTCAATAAAAATTATGTTCCCAGTTATTGCAGTTAATATTGATATTTCACCATCAACCTTTTTTAACCCACGAACATCTGCCTCAATGTTATAACCATTGTTATATTCATTTGGCAATAAAGCATTACTTGGAACATCAGGAGTAAAACTTAGATTGGCAAATGGAACTCTTAGTGGTGTATAACCTTCAGCCATGATTAACCTTTATGCAGAAGTTATAGTTTGCCAAACAGATCCTGTGTATATACAAAGTTTGCCAAGTGTTGAATCAAAAACAATATAACCCGCAGTAACTGTTAAAGCATTTTTTTGCGTAGTTGTTACCACAGGTACTTGTGCGCCATTTGTACCATCTAAAACAATCATATTAAACTCCTAATTGCTTTTGTGAAGCAACCTTAGCCTCATATGCTGATACTACCTCTTCTGTCCACACCGCACTAGCAATAGCAGGTACAGGACTAGGATCAGTATGAACACCAGTATCTCCAGGATGACGTACCCATCTTGTAAAGTTTCTAGCAATCTCAACACCGTCTTTAGTGATGATTTCTGCTTGGCGTATTTGAATAGTGCCGTCTTCTAGCACTTCTGTTTTGTCGATAATTGTTGTTGATGATAATGTCATGTTGACTCCTTAGAATTGAGTTTCGTATGTTATTGAAAAACAATAGCTATAACCGTTTGTCCAAGTAATTCCGCCATTTGTTGTTGTCCAAATAATCATATTTGATGTGTTTTGTGACATAGCAGTTTGAAAAAGGTAACCTGTTGTTGAATTTTCTCTTGCTACGCCAATAAAATTTGTACTTACAGTCGCATTTGCTAAAACAGTAAATGGAAAAGATGAGACTACGGCATATCCTGATCCAGAGGTATTTGTAAGATTAAAATATCCTTGAACAACAACACTTCTTCCTATTTTTGTGTAAGTACCGCCAGATGTATAAGTAGGACTTCCACCACCATTTGCAGTAACTGTTGGCGTCCAAGTCCCTGCCTCATAATCATTGAGCGTGCTATTAACACTAGCAGAAGAATTATTGAATACTATGCCACCACCATTTTGTAGCATCTGTAAGTTATTACCAGTAGTAACACCTAATACGTTACTAGTACCATTATTAATAATGACACTACCAGCACCACTACCTGTAATTAAATCTATGTTAAGTTGACCATAACTCATAATAATTCTCCATGGTTGGCATATCTTCCATGATATTTATTTCTTGCTTCATAGGCTACTAATTCTGCAAGTTCTAAATCTTCATAATTCATTTTCATTCTTGTTGATGCCATGTTATGCTCCTTTCAGTCTACGTTCAACTGCATATTTACCATACATAAGGTCTTGCATTTCTTCTGCGACTAAACCTGCAAGCTCTAAATCTTTTAAATACTTAACCATAGATTTACCATTTGCACAAACTCTTGCAACCCAAGAATTAGATTTTTTATGCCAAGATACGCCACGGTATCCAGAAGTATTATTGCCAGATTTAACTTTATTAAACTGGTTTTGACTGCGGGTAACAGAACGAAGGTTTTCTAACCTATTATCTAGTCTGTTGCCATTAATATGATCTATTTCTTTAGGAATTTCACCATAAACATACATCCAAATAAGTCTATGAGCCTTGTGTTGCTTCATGTTAAATGTGATGTGCCTATACCCTGTCGAGTGAATAAAACCCGCCTTTTGACCGATCAAATGGCTTTGATTTAAATGAATAACATTTTTCCAGTACAAGTGGTCATCCTTGTAGTCAAAGTAATGATGTAATAATTCTTGGGTAATCATGGGTGTGTAGCCTTATATGATTCAAATTTAGCATCTAATTCTTGCAAAGATGTCACTAATAACCAAATAACTTCACTAGCATTAAATCTTTTAATATCGGTTTCTTCTGTATCCGTAGGGTTTAATTTTGCAGAATAAGTATCAACTGTATCAGGCAAAACGGTCATAGCTTCGTCTGCAATAACACCAATTCCAGCCTGCCCATTTACAGAACCTCCCAAACCGTTGTAAACCCAAGTTTTTACTTTAATTTGATTTAATTCAGTAAGACCTTTTGTATAAAGTGCTTGATTATTTTTTAGTCTTGTATCAGACGGGTTAGCCCAAACTGTTCCAGTAGCTTTGGTTGCAGTTGCTCCAGAAATAGTTAAATTTCCAGAGTTATCCAATAACATTGCTGTAGTAGATGATACGTTTGCACCTGCTGAACCTGATGGTGCTACAGTCCATACATGAGAGCCACTACTTGTGCCTATGATGTAATTACACGCATAACCTGTATTTTTATAAACAGTTGCACTACCATTGTAATAACTGTTATAAGTTATTAAACCACCATTGCTATTATTACCATTAAAAGCAATAGCTCCTTGTACACTACCTCCAAGTTCTATTGCGGGTCTATTTGCACTCCAAGCACTAGGTGTAGTTTGTATACCAACATTCTGTGATGTATCTATTGTTACCGCAGTAGTCGTGCCGTTAGTTTGTAGCTGAAGTACGCCCGATGTATCAGCCGTATATACTAAAGAAGTTGTTGTCGTTGTTCCTGCACTTATTGTTGATGCCATGTTTGTTCCTTAAATAATTATCCATCTTTGTGATGGTGCAACAGTAATGCTAATTCCTGAATTAATGGTTATTGGTCCAACAGAAAAACCATTTGTTCCTGCACCAATTGTATAACTTACGTTAGCAGTAGAGTTATTTACTTGAATAGCTCCACCCGCTTGTGCGCCACCAATTCCACCCCATTGACCATTTATATAACCTTCAAATTGATTAGTGGTTGTGTTAGCCCTTAACATTCCTGTAGAAGGAGATCCTGCACGTTGAGCAGTAGTTCCCGCAGGAACTTGAATCTCTCCTGTACCTGTCATAGTAATGTCACCAGATGCAGTAAGGGTTGTAACGCTTGTAGCACCTGTTAAAGCAAGATTATCCCCAGATTGGAGTTCCTCTATTTGCGTACCACTTATAACTAATGGAATTCTTGCAGTCATTTCTTTTCCTTAAACAAGAGGAACATTCACAATCGTTCCACCATATAGTAAAACTTGTATATAACTATTTACCGCCAGTACAACCCTTGTTACCCCTGTGTACAACAATACTGGCAAACCAGAATAAGCAATAGGACCCGTAGGTCCTGTCGGACCAAAAGGACCTGTAGGACCTGTCGGTCCAGTTGGACCACCATAAGGACCTGTTGGACCCAAAGGTCCCGTAGGACCCGTGGGACCGCTAATAGGCGGTGCAAAATAAAGAGCAGGAGTACTCCAACTAAGTACAGTTGGTGCAATAGAGTTAACTACTGAAACAGATACCCAAACATCATTACCAGTAGACGTTATTGGTGTTGCTGACCATCCAGTTGGAGGAGTTCCTACATTTGTAGTAAAGTTCCAAGAACCACCAGTTGGTGTTGCAGGTTGAGTAACACTTTGAATGTAAATAGGCCATATAAAATAGGTAACTGTGTTTACACCTGGGTTACCATATAACCCATTGTTTTCACCATTCCCAGAATAATAGCTACTTGTTATCATTTAAGTCTTCTTGCATTTGCAATAAGTTGTTAATTAACCTAACGTCCGTAGGGTTTAATTCTACTGCTTTCTGACAAAATTCAATTGCTTTTCCCTTTAGCCCAATATTCCACGCAGAAATACTGGCTAAATCCCAAGGTTTTTCAGTCCAAGCACTTGGATCCATTGTGTAAACCGCTTCCTTGTCTGTTATTTTCAATGCAGTCATTGCACTTGAATAACACTCTTCCCACATAGAACATCTGTAAGAATACATTGCCAAATCTAACCAAGGTTCTCTAGTGTTAGGAGCTTCTGCACAAGCCAACCTGTACCATTTTAGGCATTCCCAATGGTTACCAAGTTCTTCATAGCTTTTGCCTAACAACCTCATCGCATAGCATCTCTCATTAATCCAAGTAGCTTCAGGCATCTTTAAATACTTATGTAAAGCATCTATAGCCTCTTGCCAACGATAATTAAAGGTTAACTCTCTGCAATGATAAAAAGCATTCCTTGGACAATGTGGATCTTCTTTAACCGCCATCTCTAGTAAATCCATATATTGACCTCTTGATTTTGTTGGATCAGGTTTATGAACTACTAACAACATATCTGTTTGTGCCCAAACTTCTACAGTTCTTGGGTCTGGAATTGGATATTCATGAACCGCATGATGAAAAAAATAACCTTTTTTAGCAAAAATCTTTTCATAATAAAAAGCAATTCCCGCACCCCAATCAAATTTATATCTTAATCTGGTTGTTCCAGGTGTCCAAACTCTTTCAACTTCTTCTCGCCAACCAGGCTGAAGCTCCTCATCTAAATCAAGACTAACAACAATGTCTATGTATTTTGGCAAAAGAGCTAAAGCAGCATTTCTTGCAAGATCAAATCTCCAAGGATTAATACATATTTCATGCACTATTGCTCCATTTTCTATTGCCAAATCTACAGTATTGTCAGTTGAACCAGTATCTGCAATAAGTATTAAGTCTGCGCTTTTGGCAGAATCACAAAATCTTTTTACAAATTTTTCTTCATTTTTACTAATTGCACAAACCGCTATTTTCATAATCTAATCCCTATAAAATCAAAAATCTAGATCCATTCGGTACAGTAACAGTAACTCCATTGCTTAATGTAATAGGTCCAATTGCATGAGCAGAATAACCAGTAGGTATAACCACAGACGTACTCAAAGTCATAGAGTTAATTATTAACCCTTGAACACTTAACCCACCAGTTGTGGGGATAAGTTTGTCTGCTACGTTGTCTTGGTTAATAGCCATTTTTAAACGTCCGTTGCGCCTTGGTATTCAGCCATTGTTTTAAGAACTGTGTATATTGCAGTCATCAACTCACCCTTACCAGCTAAGTCTGCTAGTCCAATGTAGTGTGCGTGTTCCATCACAGGAGACATATTTCCATGTCTTGCATCTTCGTTGTAATGTACGCTCACCTGAACTTGGATGTTGTCTTTGTTTCCAAAAAAGTTCGTGACTCTAGCGTAAGCCTGTGGAGCAGGTGCGCCAAATTGTGTTGTGCCTAAGTTTAGTTTAAGTGCCATGTTAGTTCCTTAATATGTCAATTCGTTAGTTTCTACCCTAGCTGACCAATTGATTGTAGTAGCTGCCACTCCAGTTGCAGTAATTTGCAATGCTCCGTTAGTCGTATCCGCTACTGCCGCTACGCTTGATACTGTACCCCATCCTGCTGATATAGCACCAGATGTAGCTCCTAATAATGTCACCGATGGTGTTCCAACTAATGCAGTTGAAGCAACTCCTGTTGAGGCTCTTGATATTACACCTTTGATTTCCCATCCTGCTGCATCTGTTGTTGCAGTATTATGAGCAGATATTAACACTCTAAATGTATAAACAGTTACTGTACCCGATTGCCCTGCTGCCAAAGTCATTTGATTTGTTGCACTAGCAGTTGAAGTATCAGATTTTAAAATATATGTGCCTGTAGTTGTACTTTGCACACCAATAACTAATAAACCCGCCTGAGTTGCTCCATTGTTTCCATTTATAGGAACAACACAAGATGGCATTGCTGTATAACCATTAATTGCTCTTGTTGTCCCCCTTCTTCCACCTATAACAGTTGAATTTCCTCCGTCTGCATAATGAGTATCTCCACCAGATATTGTTGAACCACCACCTAATGCTCTGTGAGACAAACCTCCAGAAATTGTTGATGCAACTCCAGAGGCAATATGTCCTCCAATACCACCACCACTAGTGCTATATGTTCCTCCTCCACCAACAAAAGATGCAAGACCTGTTGCTTGATTATTTGTTCCACCAACAACAACTGAATAATCTCCAGATGCTAAATTTCTATAACTTGCATTACCCGCATCACCACCACCACCAACAAAGCTATATGCTCCTGTTGCTTGGTTATTTCCTCCTCCTACTACTACTCCATGAGGTGTGTAGAAAGATAGTGTTATACCCGCAGTAGTTGTTGCCGCTTGAGATATTGTGAATGTATAAGCAGTTCCTGTTATTGTCGTAGAGGCTACTGTCTGAGATGCTGAAACTGTCCAAGTAGAACCAGAGCCTGAAACAATGTATGTTCCCGTAGTAACCCCTGTTCCTGTTAATACCTGACCTGCAATAATAGTTCCTGATGTTAATGAACCCACAGTTAGCGTTGTTCCACTAATTGTAGATGTAGCCATCACCGCAGGAGTTCCTGTTGTTACAGATGATGTTGCGTAAGTTCTTGGGAAACCAGTAACACCTGTACCTATAACAACTTGTCCGACTTTAATGTTTGCGTTAGTGCTAGACAAATAAAGAGTTGTACTTGCAGTTACAGCAATTGTGGTAGTTTGAGTTGTTACTGTAGAACCTGAAGTTCCTGAATTTCCATAACCACCGCCAATAAAGTTTTGCTCTCCTGCCGCAGTATTTGAATAACCACCCGCTAAAGTTGCAAAAGCGCCACTTACTGTATTGGCAGAACCACCGCTTAAAGTTCCTTGGTTTGAAGAAGTATTTGAATTTGTGTTTCCTCCTCCAACAAATGAATCAGGACCTCCTGATGTATTATTTCTTCCTCCAGAAATAACAGAGCCAATGCCACTTGCAACTTGTCCAGCTGAACTTCTTAATGTCTGCCAATCAACCGCATTAGCACCCCTAGCATTACCACCTGTAGCAGTAGAATCTGTTTTTTGTGCCTGAAGTGCGCCTGTTCCTGCGGGTTGGACAAATAAAGAACCATCGTTCTGTAAACCTATTGTTGACACACCGCTAAATGAAAGCGTTGGTGTCCCGTAAATTGCGGTAGTGGTTGTATTGGTGTATGCGCTTATTAAATTACCAA